GAAATAGTTTTGTGCGATTGCCATGGTTCAGTTCCAGTTATCGTCTCTAACAGTATACTTATATTTAATAATATACTTTGTAGTCAAATCTGGTTGTCGGCACGAGGCATTTACACTATGAGAATGATTGTTACCAGAAGAACCACTACCACCAGTACTATTTGAGTTGTATACTCTTCTTCTATTGAAACCTGTAAATTGTTTCCAGTTTCTACTACCACTACCTGTCCGATATTGGTTATTGGAACGGTTCATGTTGACCGAGGTATTAGTATTACCACTATGACCAATACTATGATTATGAACAGGTAAATGACTATTATTTAAAGTTGCATTATTTGAATTACCAGGATTATTAGCACCTTGGTTTTGCCCTTGGTTTCCTACTGCTGCACCACGCATAAGCAATTTTGCCTGTAGATTAGGAACTCTAAAATAATTAGTAGACTCTCCACCAGTATTATATGTTGTACCAATTTCCTGATACAATTGCCAATATTCAGCATTTGTGCTATCATACTGACCACCATTACACAACAACCATCCAGTTGGTGCAACAGTAGTTCTATTTGGCCAAGGCATAATAGTTCCTATTTTATTACTATCTTTAAATCTATCAAGGAATAGTGCCACTGATTGAAATTATTACATGCTACTTGTTATTTAGCCTCATTGTTGCTGCTGTTGTTGTGACTTATATGCACCGTAACTTAATTCATCTGGGTTAGTATCATCTTGCTTACTTACTCTCCTCCTAATAAATTCCAACTCATGCCAATTTGACTCATAACAACATATACAAACATGGATACGTTTGTGCATAAACTTTGATAGATCACACTGTGGTCTTGGTTTTGTTGCTATCTCAATTGTAATATAATTTGATACAGCAACCCATTTATTTTTAACTCTCTTCTCATTATCATCTGAATCTCCTTTATAATATACCCATCCCTCATGAACCATGCCGAGTGCAGTAGTCCACTTTACATAGTCATTGACCTTTGGAATATAATTAGTCATTCTGCATCATCTTCAGATATTCTAAGTCTTTTACCAAGTTCGCTGACTCCATCAGATATGATTTGAATTGTAAATTAAATACAATAACTGTTCTTGGTTTTGTACTCCTATTTTGAGTTGTATAGTGTAGAATATTACCAGGAATCACCAAAATATCACCCTCTTTGACGGTAGGATTATATTGGTAGATTAAACCATCAGCAGATCTATAAGGAGAGATAAGTGTTGTTGACTCATGTGCCACATCATCAAAACCAGCAAACAAGACACATGAAAAATTCTCAACTCCATGATCATGTGGTAAATGTTGATGAAAAGTCTGTGCCTGTTCAACCCATGCACTTGTAACCATCATCCCATGCTCTTCTTCTTTATATGTAGTACTACCTGTTCCCTCGCCACTGGTAGGGTGATCATTGACTTTACCATCTGAATAATCTTTTACATCAATGCACCAATCGAACCATGCTTTAGAAATTAATTCAATTTCTTTAGAGAAGAAGACATTAAATAAATTATTCTTCCACTGTACATACTCATCATCATTATTATAAAAATCTGTAGGTACATTTGCATCAGTTAGACTTTGAAGTTCTAACCTCTCACCAAGTATATGTTGTAACTCTGTAATTCTTTCCTCAAAATCTTCCATCGGAAATACCATGTGAGGTACAACAAATGGAAGTATGGGTTTAAATGCTTCTCTTATTGGATTCTCTTTACCATAAAACTCTTTACCAGTAAACTCCTTCTTCTCACTCATTTGTTAGATTCCTAAGTTGTTGCATCATATCCAGTGATTCATTCTCTAATAACATAGAATCAATCGCTGATTTGACCTCAAGTAAATCCTCTTGAGTCATACTAAAATTTACAGACAAATGTTGATCGGTAAGGGTCATGCTGTAGACCTCATACTGATCAACATATCTACCAGATACTTTGATTTTACTGCTCATTAGTCAAATACGGCGGTTACTCCAGTAACAGTAGCACCAGGATTTCGTGCGAGTGCAACGTTTTTTGCATCCTGATAGTCTTTAGCAATTACTCTTTCTTCAAAGAGAGTACCTGCTTTAAAAAGTGTGACTTTAACTTTCATAGTAATTTATGTAGCAAGGGAGAGATAGTGGTGTAATTCATCAACAGTAATTTCTACTTCTGATGCTATTTGTTCAAATGTGAATGAACCTTCGTTCATCATATCATCTATAGTTTGTTTGAACTGAGGTGAATAACTGAATGACTCCATATCATGGAGTAGTTGTTTCATTCTTGCCATTACTTATTATCCTCATTGAATGGTGAACTGAAGTATTTTCTGTTAGCAACATACAACACTCCTAGTGCTGTGAAGATGCCGAAGAATCCAATAATAAGAATTGGACTTTGTGGGAAGTCATAAAATGGAACTTCTAATGTTTGAACTGTTTGCATGTTTCTTTGTTTTACTACTTTAATTGTAGTAGATCTAGGATGTTAACGGTGGGTTCTTGTGCCACTTCTTTAACTGGCTGATAATCTTGCACTCTCTTCTTTATTAAGTTACCATAGTCTTCGTTGAGTTCACATCCAATATAATAACGATTGAGTGACTTTGCAACTGCCGCTGTAGTACCTGCACCCATGAATGGGTCAAGTACTGTGTCTCCTTCTTCACTTCCTGCTAATATGCATGGTTCGATTAGGTCAGGTGGATATGTGGCAAAATGTGCTTCTTTGTATGGTTTAACTGTTACTGACCAAACAGATCGTTTATTCTTTGTATTTGACACAACGACTTCATCAGTTTTTAACTCATAGTAAGTCAATCCTTCATCCATCACTTCATAATCATCTATGTACTCTCTTACCTCTTTCCAATCTTCGATACTTGGATATGCAAATCCAGAGTCATCAAATCTAAACCAATGCTCTATTTTTGTTAATGGAATATCAGTATGCTCTGCTAATATTTTTGCTTTAGTTTTTGATCTTAAAAATTCAACAAACTCTTGTTGTGTTGGTAATTTAGTGCGAACTGCAATTAAATTATCTCCACGATTTGCATGGATACCCTGTCTGTGTTTTGCTTCATTCTCTTGTGAACCATACTTACCATGTGATTTTTCTTCCGCTAACCAAACAGACCGTTTGTTTTTTGTAGGATAAGACTTGGTAAGCCCACTATGAGGAGCCAAGCCACTACCAGGATTGTGGTACTTACCATTTGTGCGATCTCTTGTTCCCCAATCTTTTGCTGGTTCTTTGATTGCTTCATTATCATAAAAATAATTTTTGTTTTTACTGAATAAAAAGATATATTCATGTGCTTTTGTACATCTATCTTTCACACTCTCTGGCATGGGGTTAGGTTTATGCCATATAATATCTTGTCTTAGATACCATCCGTCTGCTCTCATCGCAAATGCAAACATCCAAGGAATACCAATTAAATCCTTACTCTTTAATCCTTTTAACTTATTACCTCTTACTGGTGTACTCTGTGGTAAATCCTGTCTTGTCTTTGATACTGTCTGTTTTGGATAGTTACCATCACTTCTGTAATTGTAATAACTATCTCCTAAGTTAACCCACAAAGTTCCATCATCAGTTAATGCATTTCTTACCTCACGAAACACACTTACCAAAGATTCAATATATTCCTCTGGCGATTCTTCAAGTCCTAACTGATCATCTTGTCTGATCGCACCACACTTTGGACATACTGTTTTGTATATTGCATCCCCTACTCCTGACATATCATCATGATTCTTATGACCTGTGTTACAAGTCTCAGGATTAACTTTAGTATCTCTCCTGTGATTACAATTTGGATCTCCTCCGATCCAAGTTGCTGTCCCATAGTCTCTAAGACCGTAATATGGTGGGGATGTAACACACGTTCGCACACTTGAATTTGTTAGATTCTTAAGTGTTTCACGACAGTCTCCAAATAAGATTGTATCTTTCATCATTAATCCTTGATTAAAAAGTGTTTTTTGATCACTGATACTTGATCTTCATACTTAGCGATCATGTTTAGTTCCTGTTCTATTGCTTCCATCACGTCAGGATGCTCACCAATACCAACAGGATTAGTTAAGTACACTTCTACATTCATCTTGTGCTTTTGAATGTCCCCTTGAGCATGAGCGAGGAGTGCTGAAATAATTTGATTTCTCATTTGTCTAAAACTTCTATGTGTGATTTGAACATTGGTGGAGTTTGGAACCAGATTAAGTTTGCTTGTTCCCACTCATCCACAATAACTGGGTCTGCACCAGTGAATACGACTTTGTACCTATGTCTGTCGTAAGGTGTTTCGCTTGTACATGTGAAGTGCGTTGGCAATTTCTTTTTCTCCGTCTTTCCATGTGAGAATGACTTGTTGTTCTTCTTTCCCATTTGAATGTTTAACCCTCGTGTGTGTTACGTTAGCGTCAAGGTATTTGATAACCTCTATCAGATTGTTTATAGCAACAATTTTGTCTGCCTGTTCTTGTGTAATAGCCATTATTCATACCCAATTCGGTTTTCTGGATGGGTCACGTATATAATTAGATGCAACCCAAGGTTTGCTCGATATATAACGTTTGTAAGCAGTAAAAGTGTCAATGCTTGTGTCAAATTTAAACTCATCAGGACCTGCGAATGCGAATGATTTTGGTAGATAGGGTGGTGGTGCAGAAGGAATAATGCTTACCGCTTCCTCTAGTGTTTTCTCACAACTATGTATTTTACCATATCTCCATTGATATTCATTACATAGAGCAAGACCATGTGCGAGTAACCACCATGTGTTTTCTAAACATTGATTTGCCCAGATTGTACATGGGTGATTACGAAATGCACCTTTCTCTGTCTTGTATGCTTGACCATCAAGACGATGAAGTTTACCATATCCATGACCCCACTTCTCAGAACACACAATAGATAACATTTGGCATGTCTCTAATGGCATCTTGACAATGTGTTTGTCAGGTAGATGTCTAGCAGATTTAGTTGGTGATGGGTCAGTTACAAAAATATTAATAGGTTACCTCCTATTGTTACGATTAAGAGTTCCACGTTCTTTACCGTGGGTAGATTTCTTGACACCAATAGCGTCAACTGCTTCACTTATTATACAGTATCCTGCAACAGATTGCAACTGCTCTTGTTCTGATTTCGTGAATAAAGTAACAGGTATGGTTTCGATCTCACGACCATCAGCATTGAACTCTTTGAACTCAATATCTAAAGATTTACTATTGAGATTAACATTACAATCTACCAACATTTTAGGTGATGACATGTAGAAATCACGACCAAGAGGCATAAAGTTCTTGTGTGCTTTCTTACCATGTTCTAACTGATACTGGAGCATATCATTGAAAAACTTATTCTTAGTGTCAATACGATAAACTTGTATGTTAAACTTAGGATTATCTACACTACAATTTAAAGGAGTGATGATAGTGAAGCAATAGTATGGCATTTGATCAACATACTTGAAATGTGCTTCAGTATCAATACCCCAACGAGTATCATTAGGGTCTTTACGACCAGTGCTACCACACTTGTGACACTCATGAGCATAATAGTTGTTCTTAGAACCACAATCAGGACACACATATGTTTGTGCCTTGTTACATGCCTTTGCTTCTGCACCGTTAGCAGCATCAAATGCACATCCACCATTAGATGGAACACCTGTGGTATCATGTAAAACAAAGTTCACACGCTCTCCAAACTTACCAGTGTCAAAAGAGACACCATCGTTAAACTTAAGAGAGTTTTTGATCTCTTGACGTAGACCACCGAAGTGATGATCGATTAAATCAATGAATGCTGTTTGCTTGCTCATGTGTGGTAACTTGTTTGTTACTCTTATTATACACCAGTATGAACATAAAAGAAATACTTTTTCAACAAATTTTTTATAAATTGTACCACTTTGTTATCTGGTCCTGAGCGTCTATCAATAAACCAGTAAGCAAGTTTATTTCTACGAACAGCACCATCATCATGAAAAAAGAATACTTGGTTTATTCTTTCTTCTTCTAACTCTTCTCCCATATCACACACATATTGATCATCGCCAATATTCATACCATGAAAATACTTTACTCCATTATAAAATGCAAATGAATTATATTTTGATGGTATATAAGAGATATGATCTATTTGACTTTTTGAAATCCATGGGTAATTATGTTCATGTGAGTTCATAATCTTATCAAGTATACGTCTTTTATTTCTTTTAATTGAATATATGTTTGTACCATTCTTTCCAGAGTCATTCTTATTCAAATATACAATTCCATTCCACCCTGTGTCAATGTGAGGATACCAATAACTATTATGCAATTCATTAAATGGATGCTTATAAATTGTGGCATGATTAGTGTACATGATTCCCATTTTATATTCTTCCATCTGGTCTGAATGTATGGGTTCTTGTTTCACAAGTTTACCTAAATCCCAATTTAATCGATATAAACCTCTATACATTGCTTCATTTCTATGATCTTTAAAAAACTTATCATTATAAGATGATTCATCCGCTTCAATTTGTCTAATTTTAAAAGATGCTGGTGTTAATTTTTTAATCTCTTCTACTACAAGATCAGGATACTTATAAAATTCATCCATGACATAGTAAAAGTCTCCCTTGGGTAAGGAGACTTTACGCATACTAGACATGTCATGTGTTTCCCAAATATTCATCGTGTAATAACTGTGGTTGCTGCTTGTCCCTTGTTAAAGATAGTATCTACTACTGATTCAACTTTTCTTGCTGTAGTAATACCAACATTAGAGTAAACTGGAACACAAACAAGACCGAATACTTTGTCTGCATCGCCTTTACGAATGACCCTCCCGATCGTCTGACTAATACCTATGTAGTCCATTGATCTCATGAACAATACTGCTTCAAGACCATTGACATTGATACCTTCTGAGAGTATGCTGTGATGCAGTACAACAAACTTTTTGTTTGTTCTACCCCAATCATTAAGTGTATCAAAGAATGTCTCTCTGTCAACCTTCTCTCCATCAATGATAGCACCTGTCTTTGATGTAATAGTCATCCAAGAGTAACCACGGATAGCAAGTTGCTGTACGAAATCAGTTTGTGATACAAGTGAAACAATCTGTCTTGTTGACTTAGCACATATCAACACCTTATCCTTATCAAGATTGTCAATCGCACTGATCATTTGCTCATTGTCTCTTTCTGCAACTAACTCATCTTTCTTGAGTATTCTTGAACGAAACACCTGAACTTTAGGTGGTAGTATGTATCCTTGCTTAACTAACTTAGGTGCAGGTACATTACAAATCACATCACCATAAACATCAGCATCATTCATACCCACTTTAAAAGGTGTACGACTATGCTTTGGTGTTGCTGTAAAGAAATAGCATCTACCTGCATACTGTGAGAAGTAATCAGTAGCAGGGAAAAAGTTTTTCTGTACTGAGTTGTGTGCTTCATCAAAGTAGATAGTATCAACATCGATACCACTTTCTTGAACTCTGTGTAATGAATGATATGTTGTAAATATAATAGTTCTACTACCTACTGCATTTACAAAGTTCTGCTCAACAAACTGCTGTATATGAAATGGATTAGTGCTACTGAATACACCTTTGATTTTACCACTATGAACGTGCATCACATCTACATCATTGTATTTCTTATCAATGATTTCCATAAACTCATGTGATAGTTGCTCTGCAAGTAATATACGTGGTGCAACGACTACAACTGTACCATAATCTTCCAACTGCTTGACAGCATCCATAATCATACAGATAGTCTTACCACCACCAGTAGGAACAATGACTTGTCCTTTGTCATTATCACTCATTGATTGAATTGCTTGCTCTTGGTGTGGTCTTAATTGCATCAGTTTTCTTTAGATGTCTATATTATAGCATTAAAAAACCCCTTATGTAAGGGGTTGTGACAGTTTCCTATCCTCCATATTGTTCAATCTTCTTCCTGTTTTCATACTTTTCTATCATATTAAGTTTTTGTTCATCAGTGCAATTACAATTTTGTATGTAATATTTGAGTCTTTGTGTACTTAAATGGTTACTAATCTTTTCAGGTACAGAAGTAATAAAGATTGTTGTTATCATAACACCCGAACCAATTTTATAA